GCTGGTATTACATATAACCGATTACTGAAATTCTTTGAATGTCCGTTTAAATACGAACCAATTAGAGATGGTGAAAAAGTTAAATGGGTATATCTTAAAAGTAATCCATTAGGAATAGACACGTTGGCATTTAGAGATTATAATGACCCAAAAGAAATTATGGATTTCGTAGAACAATATGTTGATAGAGATGGAATTTATAAAGCAGAGTTGGAAAACAAACTAACTGATTTTTATAACGCTCTAAAATGGGAAATGGCATCCGCCGATTCTCAAAACGCAAAAAAGTTTTTTGAATTCTAAACTTTTTTTCGTATATTTGTAAAACAAAATAAAATTATGGCAAAAACTAAAAAAACACAAGAAGAAAATTTAGAACCAATTGGTGAAGTAAAAATGTCACCGGTTGAAAAATTAGAACAATGCGAATGGGTATTCCAATTTGATGGTGATGAACCACAAATATTTGCATGGACAGGCGAAGATATGACGGATGAAGAACCAACTGTAACATTTACTATTAGTAATACTAAAGATGCTTATATATCTTTTACAAGTAAGCAAAATGGTAAACGTTTTAAATTATTCGCCAGAGAACTTTCAGATGAAGGAAAAAAATTGAGAGAACATAACCTTAAAAGTGTAATAGATGCAAGTCAAAATAAAGAAAATTAATCCTTCGGCAGTAATTCCAACTTACGCAAAAGCTGGTGATGCTGGTATGGATGTAATAGCAACATCAGTTATAAGTGAAGACGTATTTCAAATTACATATGGATTGGGTATTGCATTGGAAATCCCAAACGGATTTGTAGGATTAGTATTTCCTCGTTCATCTATTAGAAAGACTGATTTAAGTTTAACAAATTGCGTTGGTGTAATTGATAGTGGATATAGAGGCGAACTACAAGCTACATTTAGAAAGCATAGAGGTGTAGCATCTACAATATATGCGGTAGGTGATAGAGTGGCACAAATTATGATTATCCCACATCCACCGATAGAATTTAAAGAAGTAGATGAATTAACAAACACCGAAAGAGGCGAAGGCGGATTCGGTTCAACTGGAAAATAAAAAAATAAAAATATGTTTGAATTTAAAGAAGAACAAATAAATCACTCCTTATGGGTGGAAAAATATCGTCCATCTAAGCTAGATGATTATGTTGGAAATGAACACTTAAAAAGTAAAGTAAGTGGGTATATTGAAAACGAAGATGTTCCCCATCTTTTATTTTTTGGTAAAGCCGGTACTGGTAAAACAACATTAGCAAAATTAATTGTTAGTTCAATTGATTGTGATGTTATGATGATTAATGCATCCGATGAGAACAATGTTGAAACCGTAAGGAATAAAGTAAAAAACTTTGCATCATCTATGGGATTCAAAAAATATAAAATTATTATATTAGATGAGTTTGATTATATGACTCCAAACGCACAAGCGATTTTGAGAAACTTAATGGAAACATTCAGTAAGCATTGTAGGTTTATTTTAACTTGTAATTATATTGAAAAGATTATTGAACCAATTCAAAGCCGTTGCCAAACATTTCAAATTACACCACCAACTAAAAAAGATGTAGCAATTCAAATGAGTAAGATTTTAAAATCTGAAAGTATTGAGTTTGACCCAAAAGATTTAGTTCCAATTATTGATTCTTCTTATCCTGATATTCGTAAGATTATTAATACTTGTCAATTAAATTCTCTTAAAGGTAAATTACAAGTTGATGTGCAAAATCTTTTAGAGAATGATTATAAGTTGAAAGTTCTAGAAGTTCTTAAATCAAATGATGATAAGAGAAACAAATATATGAAAATTAGGCAAACAGTTCTTGATTCAAAGGCTACTGATTTTTCTGACCTTTATACATTACTATATGACAAAGTTGATGATTATGCGGGAGAAAATACTGCAAATGTAATTTTAGTTTTAGGTGATGGGGTTGCTAAATCCGCAGTAGCAATTGATAAAGAAATTATCGCGGCGGCTACATTAATTCAAATTTTAAATATAATTTAATGGCAAACATTTTAGGAGCAGGTGGACAACCAATAGGAGGACAAGAAGAAAAACCAATTTCATTAGAGAAAACCGAAGCAATTGCATGTAAGAAATGTGGTGGCGAAGTTTTTGTACAAGGGTTTGGATTTCGTAAGATTTCAAAGTTATTAACCGGAAAAACAAAGGATGAAGTATTACCCGTAGAGTTATTCTTATGTGGTGATTGTGGTGAAGTATTAAATGAATTATTACCTCCGGGTTTAAAAGTAGAAGACTAATGGCAAAAGGATTATTCGACCACATCAATGCAATTACAAAAGACCAGGACCCAAAGTATTGGGATAAGTTAGATGATGCTGATAAAAAAACTTGGAGTAATTGGTTAATTATCCGTTATATGTCTATGAACCCCGATTGGGTTGAGATGGTAGCAGAAATACAACCATATATTCAAGAAGCACCTCCTAAAGCGGTTTATAAAGCATTAATAGGAGTCATACCAAAAGGTAAAACATATCTTCGTTATATGAAAGGTAAATCGGTAAAAGATTATGAACAATGGATTATCGATTTGGTAGCCAAATGGTTTATGGTTTCTACGAGAGAAGCATCTGAATATTTGGATATATTATATGAAAGTACTACTGGTAGAGAAGAAATTAAACGAATTGCCGAAGCGTACGGCACAAATCCAAAAGAAATTACTAAGTTAAAACTTAAAGTATAATTTGGTAATCTCACCCTTTTTTCGTATCTTTAAGGCTTAAACAAACTCAATGGCAAAAGTATCATTTTCGCAGTACTCAATGTGGAGTAGCTGCCCCCAACAATATAAGTTAAACTACATAGATAAATTAGGTGAAAGTTCTGGTAACATTCACACACTATTTGGTAGTGCAATGCACGAAACTATCCAACATTATCTTTCGGTAATGTATGGCGTATCTAAAAAACAAGCCGATGAAATTGAATTGGATAGCTTGTTATTAGATAGAATGAAAGAAAATTTCACTAAAGAAAAAGAAGCCCTTAGTGAAGGTACTCCGTGTACTCAATTGGAATTAGAAGAATTTTATGGAGATGGTAGACGAATTCTTAGTTGGTTTAAAAAGTATTGTAGTAAATTTTATTCTAAATCCGGCTATGAACTAGTTGGTATTGAAATTCCATTAAACGCAAACATTAAACCGGGTGTTCATTTTATTGGTTATATAGATATCGTATTGAGAGATTTAGCTGAAAATTCAATCATAATTGTTGATTTAAAAACTTCAACAATGGGTTGGAATCAATATCAGAAAGCTGATAAGATGAAAAATTCTCAAATCCTATTATATAAAAAATACTATTCAGAATTATTTAATGTTCCTCTTACTAAAATAAAAGTAGAATATCAGATAATGAGAAGAAAACTACCTGAAGATTCTGCATTTCCAATCCCATACATATCAAAGCACGTACCTCCAAGCGGCTCACCTTCGGTTAATAAAGTATATGATGAATTTATGGAATTTATTAATACTGTGTTTGATGATGGTGGTGGCTTTAAAGATATCGAATTCCCTAAAGTACCTGGACAAAACAAAAAGAATTGTAAATGGTGTGAGTTTATGAGTAGAGGGATATGTGATGGAAAAGCAAGTAAATAAAAAAGTTCCTTAAAAATTATTGTTTTTTTATTTACAATATACTTATATATACAAATATATAAAAACAATATCCACAATGGAACATGAAAACACAAAACTAACAACCGTAAAAATATTGAAAGATGTGTATTCATCATTTAAAAAAGTATCTTTTAATTCAGATGTTACTCTACAAAAATTGGTAAATAGAACTGTAGAAAGATACGTTTCAGACGAAAGTTTTAGAAGCGAAATGAATGAATATGTAAAACTACAAATATCCGGTTCACAATTTTAACAACACAAATAAGTTATGGCAAAAAAGAAGATTCTGTTACTTTCAGATGACTTAAGAATGGCAAGTGGTATTGCCACCGTATCAAAAGAATTAGTATTAGGTACGGTACATAAATATGATTGGTTTCAAGTAGGAGCCGCAATTAACCATCCTGAAGCCGGTAAGGTTTTAGATGTAAGTGAAGATATTCAAAAAACATATGGCATCGCCGATGCTAACGTAAAGATACTTCCTTGGAATGGATATGGTAATGCGGATTTGATTAGACAATTAATCAATGCTGAAAAGCCCGATGCCATCCTACACTTTACTGACCCTCGTTATTGGACATGGTTGTATGATATCGAACATGAAATCAGACAAAATGTTCCTCTTTTATTCTATGCAATTTGGGATGATTTACCAGACCCATTATATAATCGTAACTTCTATGAAAGTTGTGACTGGATTGGCTGTATCTCACGTCAAACATATGGTATCATTAAAAGATTATCAGCATTGGATACTAAACCAACTTGGAAACCTAAAAAGGATTGGCAAGTAGGATATGTACCACATGGTATTAATACCAATATATACAAACCAGCAGAAGTCTCTGCAGAATTCCGTAAAGAAATTTTAGGTGGCAAAGATTATGATTTTGTACTATATTGGAGTAATAGAAATATCCGTAGAAAGCAACCTGCTGATGTTATCGTAGCGTTTAAAAGATTTTGTGATAAGATTGGTAAAGAAAAAGCAGATAAAGTTTGTTTAGTAATGCACACTCAACCGGTGGATGAGAATGGTACTGATTTACCAGCAGTAATCGATGTGATGGCACCTGATTGTAACATTATATTTTCAGAAAAGAGAAGACCTCAAGAAGAATTAAATCTTATCTATAATATAGCAGATGTAACAATCAACATTGCTAACAACGAAGGATTTGGATTGGCAACCGCAGAATCGGTAATGGCTGGAACTCCAATCATTGTAAATGTAACCGGTGGATTACAAGACCAATGTGGGTTTGAAGTTGATGGTAAAATGTTAACCGCAGAAGATTACATTAAAATTGGTTCATTGCACGAATGGAGAAAGTGGGAAGGTAAAGCTATTCCTGGCTCTTGGGTAACACCAGTATGGAGTAGAGCATTGGCATTAGCGGGTTCTGTACCAACACCTTATATTTGGGATGATAGAGTTGATATAGAGGATGTTGCGGAAGCAATTGAGAAAGTGTACAACACACCAAAAGAAGTTCGTAAAACAAACGGATTAGAGGGTAGAGAGGCGTTTATTAATCAAATGGGATTAACACATACAAATATGTGCCAAACATTAGTTGATGGAATTGAATCTACATTTGAAAATTGGAAACCTCGTGAAAGATTTGAAGTTTTTAAAATAAAATAAGTTATAAAATATGAATAAGCCAACATTAGTATTTCAAGGACCTATATTCACTCGTAGTGGTTATGGCGACCATTGTAGAGATTTAATGAAATCACTTCGTAAGATGGATAAATACGATATAAAAATTATTCCATTACGTTGGGGAAATACACCACAAAATCAAGTAAGTGACCAAGAAGAATTTGGTAGATGGATGTTAGAAAGAGTTATCGGTGCTATCGATGGAAAACCGGATGTGTTTGTACAAGTTTCAGTAGCAAACGAATTTGAACCAAAAGGATATTATAACATTGGTATAACAGCCGGTGTTGAAACTACAATCTGTCCAAAAGATTTTA